GGCGGCAACCAGGCTGCGAGCGTTGAAGTGCATCACACTCTGCGCACAGGAAGAGACGCGGTGGCCTTCAAGCCATCGCACTACACGCGCGGCAAGGATGGTGCGCCCTCGGAGGTAACCGCACCGCCGACCGCAGACGCCGACAAAGGCGATCAAGATACGGTGATCCAGCAGGCTTTGGCCGTCCGCCGCCTCACGCCCCGCGAGTGTGAGCGGTTGCAAGGATTTCCCGACGATTACACCCTGGTCGAATACCGCAAGAAACCCGCAGCGGACGGGCCTCGGTATCGGGCGTTGGGCAACAGCATGGCGGTGCCCGTGATGCGGTGGATTGGCGAGCGAATTGCAATGGTAGATCAGATTTCATAGCACGGAGGTGACGCATGTTTGGCTGGAAACGATTTCGACTGAACGAGCTCGGGGAGATGCCGGAATACATCGTGCAGATGTACGTCGACGCGTTCATGGAGGAGATTGCGCACCGCATCGCCTGCTACTTCGACTACGACATCGATGAGCTCAACGCCCCGCAACTCTCCCTGCTGCTGCGTCTGCTGGCGCAGCTGGATGGCCGCGACGGCTTCACGCTGGAGCGGGCCTGTCGCGAGGCGTTCGCGCGGGTGGTCATGGAGCACGGTGGGCCCGACGAGTTCGACCTGGATCACGGGCTGTTCTGGTGCGCCTGGCAGTTTTTGCCGATCGACCAGTGAGCGAGGCCACGCTGGAACGAGCGTTCGTCCGCTGGTGCGAACGGCAAGGGGTTATGGCAATAAAGCTATCCGCACCGTTTCGCGGCTGGCCCGACCGCACGGTGATCGGCCGCGGCCGCGTGGTCTTTGTCGAACTGAAAAGGCCCGGCGGGCGACGGTCGCCGCAGCAACAGTGGTGGATCGAGCGGCTGAAATCGTGGGGTTTTATCGCGGGGTTCGCGGAGAGTCTGGACGAAGCCACGGCACTTGTAACGGAAGGATTGGCGATGAGCTCGGAGAAACTGAGACTGGATTTGGCCCACGCGGAGGACGCCGTCCTCCAAGCGACGAAACACGACATGCGGCCGGAGCAGCGGGAGAAGCTGCTGCACGCCTATCTGGCGGTGGTTACCGTGGCCCGCGAGATTGCGGGGGAGAACGAATGACCTTCGCGCCGCACGATTACCAGCAGGCCGCGATCGATTTCGCCGTCGAGCGGATCGGCGGCGGGGCCGAGGGCGCAGCCCTCTGGCTCGATCCCGGCCTCGGCAAGACCGCCATCACGCTGCGGGTGATCGAGTTGCTGCGGCAACGCGGACTGGCGAAACGGGTGCTGGTCGTCGCGCCGCTCCGCGTCATCTACTCCGTCTGGCCGGGTGAAATTCGCAAGTGGGGTTTTCCCTTCTCGACGAGCATCCTTCATGGCTCAGCGAACCAACGCCGCAAGGCATGGGAGACGCCCGCGGATATCCACCTGATCAATCCCGAGGGCATCCCGTGGCTGATGGAAGAGTTTCGCGCGAACGTCCGCCGGGCGGGCTGGGATTTCACGGTCCTCGACGAGAGCACCAAGTTCAAGAGTTGGTCGGCGGCGCGGACGAAGGCCCTGCGGGTGCTGCTGCCGAAACTGGGTGCGCGACTGGAGCTAACGGGCACGCCCGCGCCGAATCACTACGGCGACCTGTTCGCGCAACTCTACCTGCTCGACCGGGGCGAGGCCCTCGGCAAGACGCTGACGAAATTCCGCGACCAGTTCTGCTACCTGGAGCGGGGCGGCCAGTTCAATCGCTGGGCCGTGCGCGCGGGCAGCGAAACCGAGATCGAAGCCCGCGTCGCGCCGCTGGTGCTGCGGATGAGTGCTCTCGACCACCTCGACATGCCGCCGCTGGTGCTCAATCCGATCTGGGTGGACCTGCCCGCCGGAATCCAGCGCGAGTACCGGCGGCTCGAACGCGAGATGTTCGCCATGTTTGAGTCCATGTTGACGCTGATGGCCGCGACCGGCGGCGGCAAGTACGCATTGTGCCGCTCGGTCGCCAACGGCGGAGCCTACTTCCTCGACGAGATGACGCAGGAACGTCGGGCCGGATATGTCCACGGGGCCAAGGTGGAAGCCGTGCAGGATCTGCTGGAGGACCTCGGGGGTAAGCCGCTGCTGTGCGCGTACCAGTATCACCATGACCGCGACCGACTGCTGAAGGCGTTCCCGGGAGCCCCGGTCATCAGCGGCGGCACGAGTCCGCAGGAGTCCACGCGGATCATCGACGCCTGGAACCGACGCGAGATTCCCATCCTGCTGGTGCAACCGCAGGCCATGAGCCACGGCGCGAACATGCAGGCGGGCGGCAACGACATCTGCTGGTTCGGGCTCACCGATCAACCCGAGATCCATACCCAGTTCAACGCGCGGATCTGGCGACAGGGCGTCGCAGGCCAGGTGCGGATCCACTACATCCTCGCGCGGAACACGGTGGACGAAGCCGTCTACGCGCGACTGCAAGACAAGGACCGATCGCAGGCCGCGTTGCTGCGGGCGGTGGAAGAATACCGACGTCGCGTGGAGGGAGCCTGATGGACATCGCCGAAATGCTGGAAGTGTTGCACGGCGGGAACCTGCTGGAGGTGCGTGCCCTGGGCGTGCCGACGAGCGGCGGCGGGAAACGCTCGGTCTGGAGCGGCTATTTCGACGACTACGCGCAGGCCGCCGAAGCGGTGGCCGCGTGCGAGAAGGCACGAGCCGCAGGCGTCTACGTCACGCTGAACGCGATCCACCCGGGACTGATCGCGCGGGCCCCCAACGTGCTGGAGCGGAGCCCGACCCACTCGACCACCAATGCCGAAGTCATCGCGCGACGGTGGATGCTCGTCGACGTCGACCCGCGCCGCCCGGCCGGAATCAGCAGCACCGAGCAGGAACTGCGCTGGGCCCAGGGAGTGCGCGACGAAATCGCCGCCTGGCTCATGGAGCAGTTTCCCACGCAGCGCATCGTGCTCGCCTGCTCCGGCAACGGCTATCACGCGTTGCTGCGGACCGACGCCGACGAGGCCGAGCAGGAGGGCATTCTGACGACGCTGGAGGCATGGTTCGGCCGCGAGGAAGTCGTGATCGATAAGTCGGTCACGAAGCTCGCGCAGCTGACCAAATGCTACGGCACCTGGGCACGCAAGGGTTTTTCCTACGGAGATCGGGTCCACCGACGCAGCTACATCGAATCAGTGAGGTAGAGACATGGACGTTAAAACGCTGGCCCGCGGCAAACTGGACGTCGCGAAGTGGCTCGCCGACAACGGCATCGAGGTGTATCGCGTGAAGCGACTGCCCGACGGCCGAACCGCCTGGACTCTCAAAGAATGCCCCTTCAACGACGCGCATCGGGACGGGGATGCGGCGGTGATGCAGGCCGCCGACGGGACGCTCAGTGCGAGGTGCTTCCACGCGGGCTGCGCGGGACAGGGCTGGGCGGCGTTCCGCCAGCGGATTGGGCCGATTCGCCCCGGGTCGCATGTGCGTCAGCCGGGCCCGGGAGCGTCGCCTGTCGCCGCGGCCGACGATGGCTACGATCTGGAGTGGGTCAGCAACGCGGAGCTATTTGCCGATCAGACCGAGGTGCGTTTTCTCGTCGACAACGTCCTCGCCGCGGAACAGCCGTGCATTCTCGGCGGCGCGGGCAAGACCTTGAAGACGAGTCTCGCGGTGGATCTGGCGATATCGCTGGCGAGTGGCGACCCGTGGCTCGGGCGGTTTGCCGTGCCGCAGCCGGGGCCGGTGCTGTTTATCTCGGCCGAGTCGGGAAAACCCGTGCTGCGAGATGTGATGCGGGCGGTCTGCTGGGCGAAGCATGTCGATGCCCGCGACCTGCCCATCCAGTGGTCCTTCCGGCGACCGCTGCTGACGCAGGCGTCGCACTTGGCGTCGCTGCTGGACGCCATCGAGGAGCATCGGCCGAAGCTGGTGATTCTCGACCCGACGTATCTGCTGCTGATGGGCGGCGGCGATTCCGAGCGAACGAAAAACCTGTTCGCCATGGGGTCGGTGCTGGGCACGTTGAGCGACGCCGTCAGCCAGTCCGGGGCCACGATGTTGCTGTTGCACCATGTGACAAAGTCGATCGGCCGCAGCAAACGGGAGCCGATTTCGCTGGGTGACTTGGCCTACGCGGGTTTTAGCGAATGGGCCCGCCAGTGGATCCTCGTCAGCCGCTGGGAGGACTACACGCCGGGCACCGGCGAACATGCGCTCCACGTTTCGGTCGGCGGATCCGCAGGCCACTCGGGTGCGTGGGTGGCCCGCGTCAACGAAGGGCGACCGACCGACCCGCTGATCGGGCGGCTCTGGCAGGTCGACCTGGAGGCCCCCGGACAACCGGCCGAACGGGCCGTGGAAAAAGACAGTGACGCTCGCGTGGCTCTCGCCATCCTGCGCAGCGAACCCAACGGCATGACGGCTACGGCCTTGCGGGAGGCAGGCGGCTGGAGCGGAGCCCGCATTAAAAAACTGCTGGAGGAGTTAACCGCGGCGTTCCACCTCCGCACCGAAACGGTGGGTTCACGAACGGTCTATTTCGCGATGGGAGATGAGCTATGAGTACGGTGATGGAATGGGCCCTAATCGGGCTCGGGGCGGTAGTGGTGGGCACGTTCCTCGGCAGCATGCTGGTGCTGGGGATGGTCATGGCGCATATGCAGCTAGATCGGGAGAACGACCCGTATGAGAATCAACGAGAGCGAGAGCGACGACGCCGCGCTGATGATAGCGTGTGCGGAGTGCGGGGACCTCATGCGGACGCGGAGAACCCATACCCCTGGGACTGAGTCGCGGATTCTCACGCACCTGTGTCGCCGCTGCTCGGACGACTATGCGCCCGAGCCGCTCACGTTACGGAAACCGAAGCATGAAAATCCTCAGTAAAGACCTGGTCGAAGCGTTCCACGCCAGTGGCATGACCGTCGACGAGTTGGCAACGCTCGCGCAGTTGAGCGTGAAAAACGTGAAACAACAGATCAACGGCTGGAAGTACGGGCACCCTAAGGTCATTCGCATCCTGGAAGTGCTGCGAACGCAGGTGCCCGGGATGCAGGGAGCACCGACGCAACCGCCGCCCCCGCACTGCGTGCCAAAATCCTATCCCGAGGCAGACGTCGTGCCGCCGCCGCCGCCTGCGACCATTAGCGAAGCTCTCCCGGGCTCGCTGGAAAAAATCGAGATCCTGCGGCAGCGCGTGCAGCGGCAAGAGCACCTGTGGCATGCAGGAGATCACGGGTACGACGGTGAGCCGCTGGGCCGCATCTAGACCGTGGCGGGCAATGCGCAGGGCACGGTGACCGTCTCGGTGTAGACCGTGTAGCGGTCGCCGTCCGCCTCGACGACGCGAATGCGTAGTTGGTATTTGCCCTCCGGCAGCGTGGCCGTGGCCGAGGGCAGCAGCGTCAGCAGGCATTTGCCCAGAGCGGGATTGCCGAGGGTTACTTGGGTGGCGTTCACGCTGACGGTGTGCTGCGTGCCATCCTCGCAATTACCGATCACGATCTCGACAGCGGACGCCGCAGCCAAATTATAGAACCCGTTGCCGGAGAGCGGATCTTTAATTTCAAGAGAGATGTGCCGCGTGTCACCCGGGTACAGTATCCTCAGGCCCATATTTTTCTCCCCTTTAGGTTTGCGGTGCCCACAGCCCCCGTCAGCGTAGCGGTCCCCGTATGCCCCACTAACAACACATCGGCCGTAGTGGCTAGGGCATAGGCTGAGCTAGAGACGGGTGGAGTGGTCGCCACGCACATACCTACCACCGTCACCGAGGCTAGTGCGGTGGCAGAGGTATCCGACAGTGCAACCGCCGCAGCACCTGCCACGGTGCCTGCGCCAACGGTCCCAACAGCTACTGCCTCCGATGCCGCCAACGCGACGGAAACGGAGCCATTAGTCTGACAGATACCGCTGCCGCTCCCCGTCGTCTCGCCCGAAGTCGATCCGCAACTGCCCGTGATGCTTACTGCGCCGCTGGCCGATGCAGTGGTAGCTGCGGATTGTACCGCTGCACTTCCGCTGACCGAGCCAATGTGATTCCCCGAGGCCGACGCGATTACGTCGCCAAGCGTAGCCGCTGCACTTCCACCGATGGTCTGCGCACCATTAGCGGAGGCTGCGGTCGCTGCCAGCCCAACAGCGAGGGCTCCCGTGGGCCCGTCTGTATGCAGTCCTTCGGCAGCAGCGACCACGTCCCCGAGCGTAGCCGCTGCACTTCCGCTGATGCTTAACGCGCCGGAGGCTGACGCACTAACGTCCCCGAGTGTCGCCGCGGCCGTGCCGCTGAACGTCTGCGTACCGGCGGCCGATCCGGTCGCCGCTGCAAGCGTGGTACTGCTCGTGCCTGGAATCGTCTGCGTGCCGCTGGCGGTGCTGGTCGCTGCTGCGAGCGTTGGTGACACTGTGCCCGCGAAGGTCTGCGTGCCGCTGGCCGTGGAGGTCGCTGCCGCCAGCGTTGACGAGCCACTGCCCGTGGTGCCGGTAGTCAATACCCGAACGAGCGTTCGACGACGCGGAGGGCGCAGGCAGTAGCCCGGCCCCCCGGAGTACAACTCGCGCACCTCCTCTTCAGTGATCGCGCGTCCCCAGGTGCGGACGTCTGCAATCTCGTTTGTCCACGCGCGCGACGTCCGCGTATCGTAGCCAATGCGGGCCGTTCCGGCAGCGTGCGCAAGTCCAGTAGCACTGCCCGCCCAGGCACTTCCGGTACTAACGCCGTTAATCCAAATGTCGCCCGTGATATGCGCGCTAATAGAAATAGCCACATGATACCAGTCGTCAACGACCAGATCCACGGGACCACTGGCTCGCAGCGTGCGATTAACGGTCGTGCCGTTGCCATAGCGTAGCAGGAAGACGTCCTTGTTGACTGAGCCGGCGAATTGCGCACCGACGGACCAGCCCGAAAACGTCGTGCCGGTGTCTGTGTCGCTGTGAAAAATTTCGCGACCGCTCGATCCAGCTCCAATATATTTTGCCCACGCAGCGACCGAAAACGGAAAACCAGTGTGCAGGTGCTTGCTGTAAGCGAGCGTCGCTCCCGTCGATCCGCTGTAGTTTGCCGACCAGCCCCGGCTCCACGAAGCCAACGTCACGCCACCAGTCATGGTCGCGTGCTGCCTGTACGGCGAGTAGTCGGTCACGAGCCGCCCGCTCGGGCCGAGCGCTGTGACCCACGCTCCTGTCAGTCCTTCGTTGACGCTCACTTATTGCACCTGTGGGTAAACGCCCTGGACTCGGAACTCGTGACCGCTGGAGTTCAGCGCTACACCTGTGTTGTGGACGACGAACAGCACCACCTTCGACGGTAGCGCGCCGCCGAACGCTTGACGCAAGCTGACCCCGCTGAAATGGTAGACGCGGTCGGTCGTGTTTGTTGTCGCCATGATGGCGACCGGGCGACAAATCGCAGCCTTGATTTCCGCGCTGGTGATGGTCTCTGCTCCGGCCGTGCCGTCGAACACGTCAGGCCACGCCGAGCCGTCCCAGGCGACCGCCCAGACCTCGATCTGCCTGGTCGCTGTAGGAGAGGTGCCAGCTTTCACCTTGCCACTGACGAGGTAGTCGTCGTAGCCCGCAGTGGTGTTGTCGATGACGCTGGACTCAATCCCCGCCAGCAGCGCGGTGTCCGACGCCAGCGATTCGACCGCGCAGGTGAGCGTTGCCGAGGTAGCGTATTTCAGCAGGATGTCGTTAGGCATGAGCCCTCCTTGCGTTGATAACGTGCCCAAGTCCGACGGTGCCCAGCCGCACCTCGTCGACCCAACGCACCGTGTTGTTGGGCATGTTTTGCAGCAGGGAAAGCACCGAAGGACTCAGCAGGCCGTTGGTGACTACCGCCGCCACGAGGGCCTGCACCTGGGGCGAGTCGAGATCGATTTCGTCGAGCGTGCTGCGTGGATCGTCGAGCCAGGACACCACATCCATCGCCACCTTGCGACGGCTCGGGTCGCTGGCGTCCTGGCTGGCAATCACGATTTCGGACCAGGCACCCAGTTCGATCGCCAGCCGTTTGATGCGGGCCGCGCTCACCGATTGACGCACGGCCACGGTCTTGCCGTTGATCATCTCGACGCAGGCAGCGTCCGACTGGCCCAAGTACTCTGGCTTTTGCAGTTCGTCGATCAGCGGTTGCAGGTCCATGACTACTCCAGCGTGAGGCGGATCTGGTCGGAGGCCACCTGCGCGTCGCAGGGACCGTTAACTCCGAAGGACGGATCGAGTTCGACAGCAGCGTCGGCGTGCGAAGCGTTGCGGGGAGTAAGCTGCGACTGCGGCACAAATACGACCGCATGCGAGAGCGTGAGGCCACGGGGAGCCCCTGCCCGCGGCGTGAGGAGCAACTGGTATTCGTTGCTGCCGGGAGCCAGGGTGACCGTCGCTTTGTGGACCGCTTTGCCGCTGATGGCATCGACCAGATTTGGCGTCCACGAGTAGTAGCTGCGATGCCCAATCTGGCCGACGATCGGGGCCCGAGTCGTGTTGACGATCTCCACTCGCATCGTCGTCGTCTGTCCGGCGGTGACGGGACGCGACGGCGGCGTAATGGTCACCGATACGTCGTCGCGCGGCGGCACATAGTCGAGCGAGATGCCGTCGACCCACATACGCACCGGGTGCGGGATCTGTGCGTCTGACATGTAGGGGACGCAGTCGAAATAGCACCGCGTCAGCAACTCCCAGTAGTCGCCCGCCCGCTGCGTGGGATTGGGCGGCGGCGGATACTGGCTGCGGCCTCGGATGTGCTGGGGCACGTCATTCAGCACGACCTGAATCCAACGACCGTTGGCGAGGTCGTGCCGCAGGACCAATTGGTGGTAGAAGTGCCAGCCGTCGCTCTCCTTGCGGACGCCCTTCTTGGCCGGATCGTAGTGGTACGTCCCGACGTTGATGTTTTGCTTGGAGGTGGCGGAGGACGTCGCGCGGAACCCTTCGTCGAACCGCACCCAAAACGACAGGCGGTTGGCCCGTTGGCCTCCCGCCAGGTAGCCCTCGTTGGTCGACAGGTTGCCGACGGTCCCTTTGCCGTTGCCACGACCGCGCATCACCCAGAAACCAGGCAGCCCGGCCCGCGCGTCAGGGCTCGTCACCAGCAGACAGTCCCCGCCTTGGCGACCCGCCCCCCGGGCGATCGACAACTGGTCGGCACCACTGTCGCCTTTCGGCGCGACGTAATTGCCGATCAGCTTGGTGGACCCGAGCCAGTTTTTGTCGGGCAGACCCTGCGACCAGTCGAAGAGGTTCATCGCGATTCCTTTAGCGGCAGGCGGGGCCGAAGCAACGGGGGGCGACAATCGCTCGCCGCGGTCCGCAGTGACCGGTGGCACAAGCGGAAACCGAATAGCCCTGCACGACCGTCACCGACTCCGAGTAGGAGGCAGCACCGTAGCTGCGGAGGCGCAGCGGGCGGGCATCGGCGATAGAACCGCAGAGCAAGGCGGCCGCGATCAAGACGTACTTCATGGGGAACTCCTAGTTAGTTGGCTTCGGTCAGGACGAAACTGGTGATCGAAACCGTAGCGTTGGCCTGCAAGATATTGGTCGAGAGGTTCAGATCACTATTGCTAGTGCCGACGCTGCCTTGGATGACGACCGTGTTATCCGATTTGAGCACCCGAAAAAAAGATGCCGTTCCAGAAGTAGTGACGGTCGCGCTCGGGATTGAATTGACCTGCAAGACCCCGTTGGTGGTCGACGCCGCAAAAGCCGTCGTCATCGTCAGTGTTGCGAGAACCGCATTGCCGCTCAACGCGGTTCCCGCGTTGGTCGGCGGTGTGCCATCGTAAAGAACGATCTTGGCGTTTGCGCCGACTAACGAATCGATCGCGTTGGCGCGATTCTGCTTCAAGGTGGAGGTGAACGAGATTGCCATTAGATGGCCTCCTATGTGCCAAACCCAAGTTCCCAGTCAATTGCCCGCACGGGCCAATCCTCAGTCTGCCCGTGGGCGAAAACCTCGGTGCTGGACGATTTCAGGATGTCCTTCATCGTGCTTTCCCGAATCCAGAAACTACCCCGCACGCCCTTCGGCGCAAGATACGGACAGTCCCCGTGAAAGGTCGGGCCCCACTGATTGTCGATCAGGTAGACGCGACCGTGGGCCGGATGCGTCATGTAGCCGCCGATGCTCATCTGATGAGCCCAGGAGTCGTTCCACGCACCGAGCAGCAGGCCCTGCACGACGCGCGCCCGCGTGCCGAACATCGACGCCATGGTGACGCCGTAGCCCTGTACCAGAGCATCTTCGAGTTCCGCGGTGGTGCGAATGCGCACCGTGTACGTTACCTGCCGCTCGTTCGCAGCCGACGCCAGTTGGGCCTCGGGGATGGGCCAGTGCTTCGGCACGCTAAAGTCGAGTTCGATTTTGCTTGTCCACCACAGCCAGCCGTCCTTCTCGGTCGGTGGCGGCAGGAGCGAATTGTCGGTGGCGAGCATGCCGAATTCGACGCCCGCCCGCGCCATGGCCGCGCCGAAACTGCCGCCGCCCCGGCTGTTGAGCCCGGCCAGGCGACGCGAGTAACCCCAGGTCGCGAAGGCAAAGAGATTCTTCACCTCCTCGCGGGTGCGTCGAACGACGATGTCGCCGCAGATCGCCTGTGCCAACGACCGGGCCCAGGAAACGCCCACGCACGAGCCCTCCTTTTGCCCGATGCGGGGCAGCAGTTTCCCGGTCGCCTTACTCTCTAGCTCGAACAGCAGGGCCGCGTCCGGCCGGTCCGCTGCTCCGCGATTGACGTCGGAAAATCGAGGCGTTCGCTCGTCGTAGTTGGCAGCGAGCCGCACCTGGAACGGATTGCGCTGGTCGGGAGGCAGATAGCCCTGCGGATTCATCGGGCACCCCCTGCCGTTTTAAGGCCCCTGGCGACGTCGCTGAAGACCTGCGCGGCCGAGGGGACATCCAACACCCGGGTATTGAGTTGCTCGCGTAGCCACGCCCCAAAGGCTTGCCAACGGGCATCGCCGACAGCAATCCCCGCCGTGGCCTTCTTCACGGCCGCATGCACGGCCGTCAGGTCGGTGAGCGTCGTCCCGATCTGGGGCAGCACCGATTCGATGGCCGCCGCGTATTTCGCCGCCACCGCCGGTTGGCCGACGGCATACGCCCGGTCGAAGACCTCGCCTGCAAACCCCTCGGGCCGCTCGGGCCGGGGCGTTGGGGCCGGGGCATCGCCGACGGTGACGACCCAGGTGGTCGACTCAAACCGCTTCGCATCGAAATCAACCAGGTACGAGAGGAACACCAGTTCGCCGCTGGTGGCGTAGGTCACGAGCACGCCGCCGCTCTCGTAGGTGCGATAGGGCACCGCCAGCGGGGACAACGGTTGCCACTGGCAGACGTCGGCCCCGTCGGTCTGGTCGAGACGCAGTTCGATCAGGCCGGGAGCGACGGTCACCCGACGCTCGGCCCCACGCGCCTCCAGGGCAGCGAGCAACGCCCCGACGACAATGGCGATGATCGCCAGCGCGTGTAGCTGCGACAGTAGTCTAGGGCTGCGTTTTGCGGCCATGCGCCACCTGATCCAATCGCGTGCTTTGCAGTTTTTGCTCGTCCTTGATCGCCTCCAGCGTCGCGGCGACGCTCGCCAGCAACCGCGAGTGCTCCTTCAGCGTTTCGTCGAGCCGATCGACGAACGTCACCGACCGAGTCACCAGCGGCGTGATGACGCGGTCGGTCAACGCATCCAGCGATCGTGCGAGATAGTTGGCGATGCGCAGCGTCCCCCATGCGATGAAAAAGAGCAGCAACGTTGGCAGGCCAAAATCCCGCAGCAGAATACCGATTTGTTCGAGCGATATAGACATGGTCACCCCCGCTTGGTCAGTTGCTCCAGCACGATCTTGACCAGGATCGGCAGCAGAATCGGCAGCAGCGGCCCTTCGATCGCAGGCGTATCCTCGCCTGCCACCTCCAGCAACTCCGACGAGACTTCGTAGAGCCGAGCCCCGTCGGCCATCTCGGGATCGTCGTCGTCCATGGGCTCGCCGAACGGCGTCCGTACCTCGTAGTCGACCCACGCCTGCGCGATAGCGGCGAGCAGTTCGGCCGCGTCCTTCCGGGTAACAGACCCGGATTTCCACGCCGCGGTAAACTCGGTGATCTCGCGGATCAGATCATTCATCAGAGCACCCTTACTTGCAGATAATTGGTGGCCGCAGAGCCGGTGTAGTTGGCAGCGTAGAACACCGGAAGATTCCCTGCGGCGGTTATCGAGGAGACGTATTTGCCGACCGAGAGATCCCAATAAAGGGCCCGACCGTCGGCCGTGATGCTGTAGCTGCCCGAAACCGCATCGCCGGGCAATTCAAGAATATCGCCCTTCGTCGCGACCAGCAGGTGGTCCTCGGTCAGCGCGTCGAGCAGGATGTAACCTGAGTAGACCGAAGCAGCGTCGGCGTCGTCCCACGGTTCCCAGTTCGTATCCAGCGGCTTGTGGCGATCCGCCGCCGAACGCCCGTGAGCGGGGGCATGCAGGACAAGATATTTCGGCCAGCCGTTTTGGTGGAGGTATCGCGTCTCTAGCTCGACGACGGTTGCCAGGGGCACCTGCCGAACGAATTGCCACGACACAGGCGTTTCGCCGTTCCCTGCAAACCCGGTCACGCTATGCGTCGGCATAGTTGCTTGCACCGTGCCACTGGTGGCCGCGCGATACTCCCGACCGTTCGCCCAGCGAAGTTGCCCCGCCGTAATTGTCTCGCCGGAGTACCACACGGGGTGACGCAGGCCCTGATTATACTGGCCGTAGCCCGGAACGACGTTTCCAGAGATGACGACCTGCGACGCGGCAACCGTGTTGCTGATACCGACGGCCATGCGATTAGAGTCGCGAGGCATCTTGTTGTTAAGGATGCAGACGGTGCCGCCCGTCGCAAGGGTTTCGACATACACCGCCATCGAGGGGACTAGCGGCGAGTTCGTGTAGAGATATCCGACATCGCCAAAATCATTGTGGGTGATTTCAATGCCGGTGCCCGCCTGAATGTGAATGCCAGGGCCCAGAAAATTAATGAACTTGTTACCAGTGAACCGAACACCCGATACCCCGGGATTTGCGCTGGTGCCGCTGGCGATCGTGCAACGCCAGCCCCCCTCAAAGACATTGTCGGCGACTAGGCAGTTCGGGCCGTGGATCGTGCAGGGGCGAGTAGACTGGTGCGCTTTTACCGTGTTGCCCCGCACCGTCACGCGGCGACCGCGGATATTAAACCCGACATTCTCTGCGATGCCGGAGCCGCCCGCAGGAATGATGGCGACGTTATTCTCGAACACCCCGCGTAACGCATCCGCGTGCGTATCGTACAGCGATGCGCCGGTCCACGTCGTCGACGTCGTCTGCTGCCCGTTATAGGAGGCGGTGCATCCTGATACCTTAAAATTGCGATTGGTGCCGTACAGGTAGAGGCCCACCGTATCGCTCGTGCCTCGGTACTCCCAGGTCAGGCTCCCATCAGACACGGTCCCGCCGATGGCCTGGGTGGTGTACGCGGGGGCAGTGCTGCCGGATACGCCCGCAGCACTAGCTCGCCATACGCGGTAGTAGGTGGTATTGCCGATCACGACGGTGCCGCTGAGGCGGTAGTCACCGGCCACCACTGATTCGCCAGCGGTCCACGGATAGTGCCGCTCCAGCGACCCGGTCGTGTAAACGTGCCGCACGGCGTCAAAGGTACATTGGCTCGTGTGGGTTCGATTACAGATCGCTTCCACGATCCCGTAGATCGAGGCGATCTCGGTGTTGGGGTTTTCGAGCGCACCGAGGCGGCACCCAACCGTTCGGACGTTGTAACAAAATCGATAACCCAAGGCCCCGGGCGACGGGTAAGTGAACCAGCAGTCGTAAAGCTCTAGGTCTTCGCAGCCGTTAAACAGCAGGAAATTACCGGAGGCTGACTCCCCGGCCGCAAACTGTCCTGTCGGCAGTTTACGGGCGCGCAGCCCGTCAATCCGCACCCCGCGGATCGTGTTGATCTTCGCGATAAACGGGTTCAACAGCATCCCGTCGTCGATGAAATCGGCGAAGGTCCAGGTATCAGTCGTGCCCGTCACCAACCGCTCAATGCGGTGAAGCTCCATGGGAATGTAACGCACCTCGTACCCCGCCTGAGGCGTAATGTCCGGGGCGGTTATCGCCGAGTCGGACCAGACCACCACCAGGTCACCCAACGAGACGCCGAGAGCCGTTTGCAGACTGCTGCTGCGCAGCGTACTGCTTTTCGAGGGGAGATTGGAGGTCGTCGAGTTGGCCGTTACGGGGTAGCTGCGCGTGAGCCAGGGAGTCGGATCGGTGCCGTATTTGATCTGCGCCTGTTCCCGGGTGCGGACCAATTCGGCGCCGGGCATAAACCGCATGGAAACCGGCGCGGTGATCGTGATGATCGCGTTGACGTAGACCGAACCCGAGATCTCGAACGTGACGGGTTTATTGGCGGCATTAGCCACGGCAACGGCCGCTTGCAATCGCGAGGTATCGATCGCGGCATTGCCGACACCGTTAATCTTCATCACGTTGGTGCGTTGAATCATGGCAGCTTCCCGTAGCCGAGGACCGTGACGTTGTAGGTGAGGGCCGTGCTGTTGTACGAGTTGACCAGGACGCCCGGCGGGTTGGTGGGGTCCGCGTCGGCTGGCTTGGTCTTGACCCACCCGCTCACGGAAAGATCCCAGTAAAGGAATCGCGACTCGGTGGTGTAGTTGTAGGAGACGGCGATACGAGCCGCGGGGAGCGACATGGTATCGCCCTCTTTGGCGTAAGTGAAATTGTTGGCGTCTGAGACGCTGACGATGACTCCGGTAAAGAAATGTTCCGGGTCCGTATCGTCGAGAAGTTCGGCGACATACACGGCTTTGCCAATGTCGTTGCTCGTCAACCCGTGATTCGGGAAATACATCGTCGCGTAGGGAGTGGACGACCCCGACTGCGACGCCGTCACCCAGTTGAGTTGCCCGCTACCGTTGATCTGGAGCGTCTGCCCGTCGGTGCCTGCGCCGGTGGGAAACGTGTACGCTTCGTTGAAGGTGACCGCGCCCGTTGGAGCGATGCCGATTCGCGTCGCGCCGTCGGTCACCAAGTGCATGGCGCGGGCCGTGCCCCCGGAGCCTCGCTCGGTGCCGACGCGGAACACATCGGGGCTGCCCCTCCAGTCGAGGACGCCTCGCTCGTAGGCGGTGCCCGGGTCCGCAGCGGTGCCGGTGGTTGGCAGATTGTTCGTCGCGGCCTTGTTATAGACGGCGAATTTCTGCGCGTTGGCCCCGTCGCGTTGGCCTGCGGTGCCTGCGGCATCGTAGTAAATGCCCGTGCCGTCGGACCAAGAGAACCCTGCTCCCGCCGTCGTATCCGCATAGACGCCGTGACGGGCCTTGACGTAGCCCCGCTTGCCGAGGCGAAAGACCTCGGTGCCACTGACGTTGGCGGTGAACAGCGACGTCGCCGTCGCCGAACTGGTATCGGTCACCGAGATGAAAATGGGTGCCAGCGGAGCCACTAACCCGGTGTTCCAGGTCTGCGTAATCCCGACGGCGTTCTCGCTGTAGACGCTGCCGGTCTGCGTCGGGCCGGTGATCTTGATCGACCCGTGGATGGCGTTGCTGCCGAGCGAGAGTGCCTTGTTGCTCGTGTTGGCGGTATCGCCAAACGTGAACGCGGGCGAGGCACCGAACGCCCCCGCGTCGTTGTACTGGACCTGCGTCGTCGACCCTGCGGGCGTGCCGCCGGTGCCCGAGACCGTGGCCCAACTCAGCTGACCACCACTGTTGGTCTGGAGCACCTGCCCGTTAGTACCCGCGGTCGTGGGGAACGTATACGCCGAATTAAAAGCTATAGCCCCGCTAAGGGTGATCTCCAGTCGCGTCACGTCATCGGTTTGGAAAATCAGGCCTCGGGTGGTTCCGCCGTTAATGCCCTGGGTAGTACGGATTCTGGCCGTGTCGTTAACCCAACCGAGCTCGACTCGCTCATAGTTAGTGTCGTTGGTGTAGGTCTTGTACACCGCCAGGTTGTTGGGACTGAGGGCATTGCGCAAGTCGAGCCGGTTCGGAGAGGTCGAGTACAGCCGGGCCCCACCGCTGCTCGTTGCACCGATGGTGGCCGAGCGGAAATTGATGTCGGCGTCGTCATCGACCGACCAGGTTCCCGACGCCACGACAATGTCACCGTAGTCCCCGTCGGGGAGCGTGGCCGACGTATTTACCTCGACCCACTGGTTCAGGCCGTTCAGGTAGGTCGTGGACGACCGCGTGCCGGTGCCCAGTCGCAGCACGTTGATCGTGCCGCTGACGATTTGGCTCGCGTCGTGCGTATGCGAGGCGAGCGCAAACGTCTCGCGAGGTTCGACGGCGGCAGTCCCCAGACCCAGGGTGATACGCGCCTCGGCCGCGGTGGCGTCGTCCAGCAGCGTCGCAGTGAACGGCGTGAAGGTCACCTCGGCGACGTTGGCGGGCAGCGTCGCCGCGTTGCCTAGCAGCTTGTACGGGCCGACCTGCTGGATCTTGCCGTATTCGACGGCGTTGCTGACGATCGTCCAGACGTTTTGCGTCACGACGTTGATGTCGTCCTTGACGCCCGTGGCGATCTGGGCGGAATCAATCTCAACCCACTGGTTTAGGCCGTTCAGGTAGGTCGTGGACGATCGGGTGCCTGTACCCAGTCGCAGCACGTTGATTGTGCCGCTGACGATGTCGGCAGCGTCGTGCGTATGCACCTCGGGAGCGTAAGGCGGCGGGGTGACAATCCCCAGGGTATCGCGAGCCTGCTGCGCGGTCGTATCGTCCAGCAGCGTCGAAATGAACGAGGTAAACGGCACCTCGGCGACCGGACCCGTGGAACCCGTGGCGTTGCCCAGCAGTTTCCAGGAACCGACGTCCTGGATCTTGGCGTAGCTGACGGCCTTGGAGTCGATCGACCAGGAGCCGAACGTATTGACCGTGATATCGCCTTTGTCGCCGGTGGTCAGGTTGCAGGTGCCACCGCCACCACCGCCGCCGCCGCCGCTCGTCAGCAGGCCGCTGGGATTGATCTCCACCGCCACGGTGGTGGCACCGGACGGGCTCGCTTCGCGAACTCGCCACGGCCCGGAGCCCGACTCAAATCCGCCGGTCCCGTAGACCAGTTGATCGCCCACGGCAAACGTGGTGGAGGGGTTGATCTTCAGGCCGCGGAAGACGCCGCTGACGCGGAATACGCCGGAGGTGTTCGCGCGGACGTCGAGCGAGGGCACGCCCCAGTAGCCGCTCGACAGTTCCACGGGCGTCCCCGCGGTGACGTTCACGGTCGGCGTAAATTCGACGTGCTCGTCGCCTTCATGGCTGAAGCGGGCGATTACGGGCATCTAAAGGCTCCTTACCTGTCTATTGTGGTCGATGGCAGGGCCCTGCGAGAAGCGTCTGCCCTGCACCGTTCCACCGCTGGAACTGCTAGAACTGCTAGTCTTCGCATTCGGCTCCGGTGATGATCCAGCGGCGGTGCTCGGGGAACCATTCGACGACGCACGACCTGTTCGCGGAAACCGCCTGGCCGCCGTGCATCCAGGTCAGATGCGCCGTGACCGAACCCAGGGTGATGCTGTTGCCCGCGCTGTTGATCCCGCTCAGGTTCACCGTGCCGCTGCCACCGGCTGCGATCGTGGCCGCCGTCATGCCGAGCATGCGTCGCTGAGGAAGGATCGGCCAGCGGATCAGGGCCCGCTTGTTGCCGGTGCCGCTCTCCTTCCACAGAATCTGCGCGTGGCCGACGAAGCCGCTCCGCAGTCGCGCGGGATCGGTGATCGCATACGCGCGGTCGTGGCTCTCGTCGACGACGTCGATGGTGATCGGGGTCACGCCTGCCACCACCGCTGCCCGCATGTCTGCGTTTTTGCTCGGGGCCAGCATCACCGCGAACTCGCAATGCTCCGTCGGCAGTTTGCCGCGCAGCACATATCTGCGCTGGAAGCCCGCGAGGTTAACGCTCGGGTCGATCCCCGGGGAGTCCAGTCGGACGATCGCAAACTCCGGCAACTCCAATCCGGTATCGTTGAGCACCGACGCCGCCAGGTAGGGGGAGGCACTGGGCGCGTGGGCCGCGGCACCAGGGGCGGGACCCTGCCTCTGCTCGACGAGCCGCAGCATCTCGTTGTAGGCGGATGCGCTGATTTCGGAGGGCGACTCGCCCGCTTTCAGCCGACGATATGCCATCAGACCCCCAGCCCCAGCGTGGCGAAGTTGCCCGACTCAAACACCTGCGCGACGTACACGCCCTGCGCCCCTGCGGCCAGGTCCGCAGCGTTGGTATCGACCTGCGTTTTCCACTGCACCCAGATGTAGTCCCAGCCCCGCACCACCGTGCCCGACGGGATCTGGATCCCGCCGATGGTCATCGGCAGGGCTGGGTTCTTTTTCACCGCGAAATGGTAGGTAATCTCGCTATCGCCGCGGGACGAGATCGATCCCTCGGCGCCCTTGAACAGCACCTCTCCCGCAGCGCGCCCCCGGAACGGAGCGTTGTTGAGCTTGCCCGCCAAGTTCTCGACGATCGCCAGATACGACTGCGTCATGTCGGTGTAGTTTTTGGTGACGGTGATGTCGAACTCCTGCACGGGCATCGGGACGTCCGCCCCTTCGACCGTCGCACCCTGACCGTCCTGCGCCGTCACATTGAGGAACACGCCGTGATTCGGCGCGTTCGTGCCGAACTTCTGCTGTGAGAGAGCGTAGTAGCGTTTCGCGTTTTCGGTGTTCAGCTTGAAGGCGTACTTGATTTCGCCTTCCCGCGCGGGCGGGGGATCCCGCCTGCTGTAACTCACCGTGACCCGGAAGCGATCCGGCGTTTTCTGCTCCAGGCTGATGCCCGATCGGGGCATGCCGTCCCAGCGCAGCGGCGTGTTGTCCTCGGCGTAGTCGAGAATCGCGATATCACCCGAATCGTCGTTCGGGTTAGCGACGGGCGCGTTCAGACGGGCCAGATAGATTACGGTCCGATCATCGCTGCTGCCGCTGATGCCGCCGTCGATTTCGCTGACGCGGTCGAATTGGATCACGTTGGGCATTAGGGGTTTACTCCAGCCGCGGCCTTGGCTGCGGGGCGTTTGTCGGCTTTCTCTTGCAACTGCCGAATCCGACGAAGCTCCCGCAACTGATTCTCTTGGACGTCCGGGGCGAGGCCGAACGCCGCCACATCGGCGAAGGCCGCGCTGTTGGATCGGGAGACGGCCTTGGCTGTGTCGCCGCTAATCAGACCGGCTTTTACCATCATCTCTTGCAACTTGGTTTGCCATCCGCCGAGAGCACTTGCCCCTGGTGCGTCGGCATTCTCTTGCGCAGCCTTGCGCGCCTCTTCCACCTTTTGCTTTAGCTCTAGCTGTGCTTTGCTTTCGGCCATCATCGGCGCCATCAACTCGTCAAACGATTTGTCGGGGTTGATGCTGGCCTGACGGTCTGCGGCTTTTTTGCGGATCGCTTCTTCGCGACTGGCCTTCTCCGCCATGATTCTCTCGGAGTCTTTCTTGCGAGCCTTTTCGCGCGACAAAATGCGCTCCGACATCGCTAGTTCCCGAGACTCCTTCGCGGCAGCGTTCTCGCTATCGATCCTGGCAACCTCGGAGCCGTAGTCGACACTGTCGTCGACGAGTGAGCGGGCCAGAATGGCGGCACGCTGCAAAATACCTAAGAACGAGTCCCAGAGCCCGATCAGGAAATTGACGGTGACTTCCCATGCATCCGCGATCAAATCGATCACCTGTAGCACCGTGCTTTGGCCTGAATCCCACAGGGCGTCCCAATTAGATGAGGTGCTTTCGACACCGGATAGCATCGAACTAACAAGCGCGTCCCAGAGAGGTTTGACAAGGGCGATCATCGAACTCCACGCCCCGCCGAACGTATCGACGAACCAATCGACCGCTACCATTAACTCCACCCAGCCGTTTGAAAACCGCACGCTGAGCTCCGTCCACAGTTGGTTAGCGACGGTAAGCAGATAGACACGCCAAGCATCCCACGATTCGGAAATGGCGTTGTAGCCTTTCTGAAATTCCAGTTTGATGAAGCTCCACGCGATCTCAAACGCAAGTCCAAGATCGCCCGCAGAGATTGCGTCAACCAATCCCCCCAAGGCGGTTTTTCCGTCCTCCAGTAATGTCTTAAAACCATCGCTGAGAACGCTGAAGGCGTTATCTGCCGCGCCGCCCAACGACGCAAATATGTTGCTAAGGTAGCCACCAATCGTGGAGAACGCCGCTTGGACGTATGGCTTTAGCTTGTAGAACGCCACGCCCAGCAAGGCGATGACGCCCACAATCGCCAGTACCGGCGCGAACACCGACGCGAAACTGCTGGCGATGAAACCAAGTACAGACCCGACAACGCCCACCAGCGACCCCATGACCGAGAGCAGCGCGACGAACGCTTTCAGGACGATGCCGCCGATGATGCCCCCCAGGTTCTTTAGCTGGGTGCCCACGACAACAACCAGTCCACGCATCGCCCCGAAGGCCGCAACGGCCGATTGGCCGATGCGAGCCAGGATCACGGGCATCAGGCGAAGCGTTCGGAACATGGCGTAGCCCAGTTCGTAGGCAACCCTCTCAACGACGTTGATCAGCATTAGCAAGCCGCCTGCGATGGGCCGAACCAATGCCTGCACGACCGAACCTGCCACGGCGGCCATGACGCCCACGATGGATCGCACCGCAGTCGCCAGCGAGGCGACAAAGGGCCCGATAGCCGCCACGCCGGAGGCGAACATCTGCGCGATCTTCGCCCCTACGACGGCTGCACCGGCGGCGACGCGGCCGATCACCGCGCCCAGCCCCGCCCGCACGGCAACAATCATCACGCCAACGCCTCTTACGATTGCCGCTGCCGCCCGGCCGATGATGGCGGCCTGCACTGCGAAGAGACGCCCCAGCATGTCGAGGCCCGCTGCTCCAATGGCGACCGGGATCAGCAGCAGATCGTGAGCCAGGATCAGCAACGCTTTCCCGGCCAGCAGCGCGGCGGGGATCAGCACGCCCGCTGCTCGAATCGCCGCCATGCCGAGGGCACCGAACGCCCGGACGTAGGAAGCCGCCGCCATGGTCGCCGCCGCCGCACCCGTGATTAGACTGCGCGTCAGGCCCATCAACGCTTGCTGTAGGGTGAATAGCCGTCCCGCCAACCCCGTCGCCATCACGCCGACGCGGACAAACTTGGAGAACCCCGCAGCGAGCGTCGTGATGCCGATAACGGTCAGGTCGACGACGTTGAGCAGAAATGACATACCGGAGGCCAGCACGCGGAATGGCGTGTTTAGCAGTATCACCGTCCCCGAAAGCAGTTTGAGGTTTGCGGCGAACACGGTGAACAGGACGCCGGTACCCAGCATGGCCGCCGATAAGCCCGTCAGCGATATCAGCAGCAACGCCAAGCCTTGGATGACGAGCGGGTTAGCGTTGGCAAAATCAGTAACCGCCACGGCCATCAGTGTGAACGCGTCCACGACTATTTTGCCGGGACCCTTCATCGCTGCACCTAATGCAGCGTAAGCCATCTTCACCGCACCGATCAACCCGCGGAATGCGGAGGACAGCGTATCCACCTCGCGCCTGGCTTGACCAATGGCTCCTGACCTCGCCAACGCTTCAAAAATAATCTTTATGCGCGTCAGAATGCGCTCTTGCTGCGATGCTACGGAGTTGGTCCGCTGCATCGCCTCGGCCATTTCTTCCATTTCCTTGTCCAGGTTGGCCTTGCGAATGTCGGCACCGATGCGCTGCACAGGGATCACCATGCCTGCCAACCCCGACAGCATGCGGTCCGTCGCCTCTCCTGCGTCGCGAATAGCATCGTCGAAAGCGAGCATGTCCTGTGTCGCTTCGGTCAACATTTTGGACAGGTCAAACGCCGACCGCGCGTCAAACCCCGCCCCGAGCAGCACCGACTGAAACGTCGTGATCTCGTCTTTGAGTTCGTTCACCGACTGGTTAACGTCTTTACCGAGAACCTGCGCAAACTTCTCGGCTTCGCCCGCAAGGTCACCGAACACCTGTTTGAACCGACCGGCTAACTGCTCCTGCTTTGCGAACTCCGTCAGGCTTTTGCCAATCACGCCGCTCATTTTGCTGAAGACTGCCGTCGCGGCCAGTCCGCCGATGGCAAGGTTCCGGCCCGCGCGTCGAAAGCCCTCGGCCAGGTAGTCGAAGAATTGACCGGAGAAAACCGATCGCATCGCCGTGCCGAGGCCGTTCGCGAGCCGATTGAAGGCCGCCTCGTAGAATCCGGGCGTCAGCGCAGCCTTGAGCGCGTTGATCACGCCGCTCGCCATCTGCCGAGAGATCGCAGGGCCTAGGTTGCCGCCAAGATTCATGCGGCCGAACATCTGCTGCATGGAGCGGAAACGACGCTCAAATTCTTTCAGCCCTTGCAAGGCGGCGGTCTTATCAAGCATGAGCTCGATATAAGCACCGCCCGCCTTGATCATCCCCGCGTTGCCAGCCATGTCACCCCTTTTTCAGCAGGCTATCGAGCGCGGCCAACTGCCCTTCGGTGGTTCCGATGGTGCGGAGCCGCCCGACCTGGGTCCAGAAACCGGATACCTCGTCAGCCCGTCGCTGTTCCTGCTGCCGATATGGATGGATGTCGTAGGGCGTGTACGGTTCCGGCTTCTGCTTTTCGTCGCGATTGACGTTGGCGATCAGGGCCCAGAGCACTGAGGTATGATCCCAGTCGCTCGTCGCTCGGCCCTGGTACATCCAGGTTATTTCGCGGTACGTCCGCGCTTCGGGGTCGGTCCCGACGTATCCGCAGAGCTCATAGAACTGGCGGTAAAGCTGCCCTCCAGTAACTGTTCGATCTGCTCCTCCGTCAGGGCCTCCAGTTCCGCGATCTTCGCCGCTCGTCGTTTGTCCAGCACCCGAGTCGTCTTCTCCAGCAGGTTCTTCGCTGGAGACAACATCTCGGGCGGTTGGGAAAAATTTACGAGCGCACCCCAAAACGCATCGTTCATTTTCAGCAGGCTCTCGCCCCACATCTGCGCGAGGAACGAATCCTCGTCGACCTGCCGCTGGCGCGCGTCGTCGCGGATCGCCAGCCAAACCATGGCGATCACCTCAGCGGGCGTGACCGCCTCCATGAACTGCTGTGGATCGGCAAACGCATCGCAGATGTTTTTGCCGAGTTCTTCTTGGATCAGGCGCATCGTGCGGCCGTCGAAACGAACCGTCCATTTCCGCTGCGCCTGATCTTGGAACGTCGAGTCGAGAAACGTGCTCATCTAACGATCTCCAGAGGTTACGAAATAGCGGTGAACGAAGTACCCGCAGCGTTGCGGCGGATCCAGTTCGGGAAGCTGGACAACTTCAGCGTCAGCGAGGCGAGAACAACGCCCTGGACTTCCTTCTGGTTGCTGAACGAGACGGTCCAGTTACCGACGAGCCCTTGGGCTCCGGCCTGGTCGATCTTCTTGTCGAGGTCCACGCCTGCGATCTCGTATTTGCCGAGCCACGCACGCAGCAGGGCCTCGAACACGGGATCCTGCACCGCGCCGGTGCTGCTCGTCGGCTTGTAGCGAACCTCGAACGTCATTTCGCCCGTGGTCGTCACGTCGACTTCGGTCGAGAAACCGCTGCGAGCCTCATCGCGAGTCGTGATGTCGACCGAGTTGGCGTTGCCGCCGACGTTGACCGTACGCACGTTGGCATATTCGGTGAACAGACTCGCGGTGTTGTAGCTCACGTCGCCCGCACCCGGAGTCTCGACGGGACGAGCATTGAGGGCCTTCGGGGTGTAGGTGGTTACCTGGTTCGGCGCAGTGCCGGTCGTCGTCGTCGTAACGCCGAGGTACAGGTAGTGCTCGAAACCGAATTGAAAATTAGCGGGCATCCTAAATCCTCTCTAAGGCTAAAGCCGAATCGTTGCGACCTTCTTGCCGAACAGTTCGACGATTTTCTGAAACGTGGGAGGGTACGCAGTGATCGGGTACTGACGGTAAAACACGTTGAGAATCTTCGTCATGCCCGACCGCAGCCACTGCTTGGTAATCGTTGCGGGACCGGACTCGTTAAGCAGCTTCGGTGCCCGCTTGCTGCTGCGGACGGTGTAGCGAACAGCGTTGCCACCGGAGCCCATGACCCAGGAATTCTTGGCTGGCGTCCTCGCCACGCCCGCCATCACGCTCTGTCGCGTCATGTCGGCGTCGAACAGGACGTATCGCAAACCGCCATGACCGCTCTTGTGCGAGATCGGAGGCAGGCCCGGGCGACTCGTCGACCGCTTCTTGTTGGCTTTGGCCTTCTTCTTTTCGATGATCGAATTGCGGATCACCTTCATGGCGTAGGCACCCGACTGCCGCAACACCTTCTCTTGTTTCCGCGCCAGTCGAGCGGCAAACACGGCGTACCGGCTTTCGTAGCGAATGCCCATTCGCACTTTCAGGTCAGCCATGAGCGACGAGCTCCAGGTCGAGTACCGTCACCAGCATTGCATTTTCGACATAGACGTCGCGGACGAACGTCTCGCGGTCCTGCACCGTCGACAGAACGTAGGACGTCGATAGCCGCATCAGCATCAGTTGATTCTGTAACCACTCGCTGAACGCGACGAAGGCTTCTTCCGCTGCCGCAATGGCACTGGGGCTGCGGGAGGCGTTCATCGTGCGGATCACCACTCGGATCGTGTAGGTGCGGACCCAGTCGTCGCGGTACTCGCGACTTGCGGCCAGCGTGAGCGGGTACACGTCGATGACGTAGCCGCTCTCCTTCTCTAGCTCGACTACCGGGACGACGATCTTACGGACCTCTACCTCGGGAACCGGGAAGACCACTTCGTCGTCGATCACGGACTCGATGTAGTTGGCGACGTCGTCGCGGATTTCGATGCTGCTCATCCGCTCACCTGTATGGCATAGACAACGATGAACGCGCCCTCGTTGTCGGCGTAGTTCCACTGCCGCCCCCCACCAGGAAGATGGATCTCGCAGGTGATACTGCGACCCATCGGGTCTTCCCAGAGGATGCGGTCGTATCGGTCACATTCCCCGAGGCCCGACGCGATGACGTCCTCGGTTTTGAAGAACCACTGATCCGCAATCACGGTCGTCGTGTAGTCAGTCCCGGCGACCTCGATGTTCCGCGAACCCTTTACCGCCGTCAGGGAATAAGCCGTCTCGTCGCGCACATAGTCGATGAGCAAACCATGGTGCGCGACGAGAACGGGCCACATTCGCGTTAGACAGAGGTCCGTCGAGAACGTCATTCTTCGTCGTCACCGCCTGCGGCCGACGGCTGTGGGACACTCGTCAGAACCTGATTGAGTGCCACCACCTCGACCATCGACGTGTGCGTGTGACGTACCGACGCCTCGAACTGCTCGTAAGCAGCTTTGTCGCCGGAAGTCACCAAATCCCCCGCGCCGATCTCAAACAGCGTTTCGGTGCGAACCATCATAAATGGTCGCGCCTCACGCAGATTGCGAGCGACGGCAGCGACGAGAACGTAATAATCGCTCTCCGAAAAACCACTCATCATTGCCCCCTATCTGTAAGCCTTGCGGCGTATCACAAAACGACGTAGCGTATCAACGCCCGCCGACTAACCGCCGAAGTAGTTCAGGAACACCTTGCCCTTGGCGGTGGTGCTGCCTGCGATGTATTCGGCCGCAAAAACCTTCACCGCTGTATCGCCAGAGCCATTGATAGCCATCTGATTCAGCGTGAAGTCGATATCCATCTCGGTCCCCTGATTGACGAAGGAGCCGAGGTTTCCGTTGAACTCGTAGATCCCCGAGACGCGGAGAGCACCGAGCTTGTTGGCCGGGATCGCCACGTCGGCTACACCGACGAACGAGCCGACCTTGACCGCCTGTCCCGCGGCGACGTCAGCCACCGGGGTGTAGTCGATCGTCGTACCCTGAGCACGAAATTTAGCCATGATCTTTTCCTTTCAGGTCGAGAGACTAGGCACCGGGGGAGTAGACGCCAGCGCGACGGTCCTGCTTCGCGACACCCCAGTCCCAGTAGGCTCGCCACTGCATACCGAGGGTGTTGAAGTCGGTCTCTGCGCTCTCGATCGTCGGTGCCTGACGACCGTCCAGGTAGGCGATCTCGATCACCGCAACGTCGGCCGAGGGGGCCGCGAACAGCCACCACTTCGTCGTCGAGTTGCCAGTGAGCGACGCAGCGGAGACGTAGGGGCTCATGACGGGCTCGAACTGCCCGACGAACTCGTTGCCGATCTCCATCTGCTTGCCCGTCGTCGGGTCGCCCGCGACGGTCACGGTGGTGCGCGTCAGCAGGTTCGTCGCGTCGCGGTACTTGCTGGGGCTCACCAGCAGAATGCTCGGCACCAGGTCGATCGGGTTGCCGTGCTTGTCCTCCTGCGACCAGAACAGCGTCTCGGCCGAGGCCAGCGACGTTACGCTCAGGTTGGAGGACGAACCGGCAGCAAGAGCGTTGCTCTTGTAGCCGCTGCTCGCTGCGGGAGCCGCATTGAAGAACGAGTCGGTGTTGTCGAGCAACACGCTGAACACGCTCTTCTCATGCGTGCGAGCCGCCATGCGTCCGAACATCGCCGGGATTTGCAGGAACGCGCCCAAGTCGTCGTTTCGCATCATCTGCCGGGTCAGGGCCATCATGCGAGCGAACGTCTCGATCTGGTTCGAGTAGGTATCCTCGTCCAGTTCGGTATGTTTGATTTCGCCGGTCGGACCCAGCTTGTCGAGCTCACCCGGAGTCGTCACGCGATACTTCGTATGCGTTTTGAAATCCGAGTGCGGAACCGTGCGGCAGAACCGACGCACGACGCTCGGCACCTCGTTGTAGGCCCGCAGCAACATCTTGTTGGCGAGATTGCTGAGCGTGCCGGAGAGCGACAGCGTCGAAAAACCGCTGCTCGCTCGCAGGTCGCGATCGGCCTGGAACGCAGCCCGAATCGTATCGTCGTCCATCACGCCCGGGTGAGCGTAGCCGCCGCTGGCGCGGATCGTCTCGTGGATCAGGTAACGCAGGCCCGCCGCGCGAGGCAGGTTCCGGTGCGCCGCTTCGACGGTCTGCTCGCCGTAGGTGCGGACAGCGTCCGACTCGGTGCCGATGCCGCCTGCGACGTACATGGCCGCTTCGACCTGCTTCTGGGCCTCGGCCCCTTCAGCCCGCTGCGAAACGTGAATCGCAGGGCCACGGGAGTAGGACGCACGCAGCGTCGCCAGTTCGGCCTCGTTACGCATGCGATCTTCGTCCCAGTTCTCTCGCACGGCCTTGGCGGCCAGTTGCGGGTGGGCACCCAGCACCGAGCCGATCAGCGTCTGCCGCGAGACCGCCGCCTGGACCGCATGAGCGATCGTCGCATTGATCGCCTGCGGGTCGAGGACGGGTGCGGCCGCAACGGGAGCCGCAGCCGGGGCCGCAGGCTCCGCTACGGGCTCCGGGGCGTTAGACGCCTCGTAAGCCGCCCGCAGCACTTCCTGTTGAGTTTCGGACAGTTCGGAGGCCACGAAACCCTGTGCCTCCAGCCATTTTCCATAATCCATACGAGTATCCTCCGCAGCGATTGCTGAAGTTGCGCCATCTGCGCCCAGGGAAACAAAACTCGCCTCCTGCAACGACCATTTACGGGCGACGTACACCGGGCCCTTAAACTTCTGGCCGTTCACCACCACACTTCGGCCCTCCGAAACGTATTCCGGCTGACCGATCAACCGCGCCCCGACAGATGCCTGCCAGGGGAATTGATTGCGACTGCTGCCGACTACCTCGGCAGCGTGTTCGTTGTTCGCGCTGATCACGCCCTTGACGATCACCTTGGTGCCGCCTTGGATGCTCTCGCTGTGCCCTACGATTCGGTTCGCGTCGTGCCCTCGGTGGATCGGCATGCGACCGCCCGGAGGCTTCTGCATGCCGCCGATGTCGAGCACGATCGGTGCTTCCGCGTGCCATCCACCGGGCCGCATCGGGGCTCCCGTGTATGCCACCATCGTGAACCGCGGGATTGATTCCTCACCGGCCGCGGCCTCGATCTCGACGTCCCCCGCCCCCGTTATTTCCAGCGGGTTGCGGAGGCTGGCGATCATTAGCTGCGGGTTGCGCGGGTGTTTCTTCGGTTTGGGCATTGGGGTCCTCGTTCATCAGCGGGGCTGGCGTAGCACCAGGCATCGATAGCCCGATTTTTTCGCGAGCCTCTTTCATGCGCGCCAGCTGCTCGTAGTGCGATTCGAGGTCGACCGCTTCCCGCGTCGCCCACTGCTCGTCGGTCATCAGCCCGAGCGCGAGGTACTTTTCATCGGTCGCGGCCTGCGACTCTGGATCCACGGGCCGACGCGGCGGGAACACAAAGCGATGATTAATGGCTCGCAGATCGCCCAGCGCGGGGATCAGACCACTGATCAGCAACGCCTCGTCGAGCCACCATCGCCAGATCCGCTCCAGCACTACCAGTTCGCAGTCAGAGCGGTCGACGTCGTTCTGATTCCAGTACAGGAGATAGTCGAGTCGGCCGGAGGCGAAATTGTATTCGCGACTGCTGCCGCAGATGATGTTCAGCGGCGTATGGAGGCAGCGTCCGATCTCCATCAGAATGTGTTCGCTGAAGCTGCCGAACTGCGTCGTCGGTTGCTCGGCCTTCAGTTGTGCCAGTTTCCATCCCGCAGGCAGCGTCAGCATCGCGCGACGCTCCAGGTCGATCGTCAGGAAGTTCTCGTCGACCTCGTCGGGATTCTCGCTGAACGCCGAAGCGTCGCTGTACATCACGGCCGAGTAGTCCGCCGCGATCTCTGCCGCCGCAATCGTCGCCAGCCGGTAGCGTCGCAGTTCGGCGAAGAGCGGGAGCGCGGTCGCCAGATGACTGACCCCACGCCGCTGATCGGGACGGTCGGCGCGAAACCAATGGATGACGTTTTCGGCGGGAATCGTATCGGTTTCGGTCGGTGAGATCGACCCGTCGAAGAAGTCGTCCCCCGGGTGCATTCGCAACCGCTCATAGCTGACGGGGACGCCTGCCTCGTCGTAGCGAATGCCGTCGACCTCGTTCATGGTCAGCGTGCCGAGCGGATTCGTCCATAGATCCGCCTCGCTCAGACGCAGGTCGAGTTTGATTTCGCCCAGTAGCGTCGGATTACTAATCCGCTCGGCGAAGGACTCGCCGTCGACGTAATACGCCATCGCCATCGTCCGCAACTTCGACGGCAGATTGATCTCGCGCGCCCAGGCCGTCCAGGCTTCCTCGATGGCTCGATTGAGTTCGACATTCGGCGTCTGTACCTGGAGCGTCGGCCCGCGGCCGACGACATCATTGACCTTCGCCGCGACCATGCCTCGTGCAAACGACCCGCTCTCCAGGGCCTCGTAGCGGGCCCGCTGGCGGATCCGCTCTCGGATCGACGGGTCGAGAGCCGCCCGGGCAGAGCGGCCGTCGGCCATCGCCCAATACCGCTCGTTCTCGATGGTCGTCTGAGCCGAGTCGTATTTCGCGCGGATGGCGCGGGTGTAGGAATGTAGCCACTGGGACTTGTCGCGGGCCGGGGCCGGTGGTTTGGTTTTGAAAAAACCGAACATCAGTAGATGGACCCCGGGGACCGCTGCACCTGAATCCGAAACGGGCGACTGGTTCGCGATGTCGCGGCATCCTCGGCCAGGATGCGCAGGATATCGGTCGTCGAAGGCGCGTTGAATTCAGTCGTCAGGGAACCCACGGTCGTGCGCTTCACGCCGCCCGTGAGCAACTGCGAGACGAGTTCTTTGCGCTGCGTTTTCGTCAACAGTGGATCTGCCATACCGTTATCGTCACGGACAGCAGGGGGCTGGGGCAACGGTCGCGCCGGTGAGTCGTTCCAGATGTGGACTACGCCGTGCTCGCGATGTAGCTGAAGCGGTCAAGCCGAGTCGTTTTGGCCGAAAAACCCGGGACCGCTGCTGCCGACGAGAACCCGTGCCGCCATTCGGGCCCGGACTGGTTAGGGGGCGCGGTGACGACAGATAGCACCGGATTGCCAAAATTAGCCACGGCCAGGTTCCACTGCGTTGCGTCAAGTTGCTCGTGGACGACCTCCAGATCGAAATCCCACGGTCCGAGCGGGACGTTCAGCACATTGGTTTGCAGCACGCCCGACAGCCACGATTCCGCGAAAGCCGATCCCGAAGGGCCTACTGGGTCGTAGCTTAGGATCAGTTGTAGCCGCCATCCTCCCGCTGCGGAGTCATACTGCAAAGCGTGTGTCAGCTGCCATTGGTTGTTATCGAAGAGCGAGAAGACGGAGACGCCTTGGTAATTGCCGCCGTACACGTCAAAGGCTTCGTATTGCCCGCTCAATCGATGACTCATGCCAACGATCGACGGCGACCAATTAGCGCAGCGGTCAAACAACCAACCATATCCGTTGAACACCGACTGTTCCAAAACCTCCAAAACTCCGGCGGGGAACACGCGGACGACCTGGCTCCCGGGGTCGTTTAGTATGCCTCGCCACTGCCCCCGCAACGGGTCGGCGGTATAACCGAACGTCGCAAAACCGTCATCGTAGCCGCTGACCGGGTCGCACCCTCCGGGCCCGCAGCAACAACGACTGACCTGCATGCGATTCCTCATGCGATCACTTTCTCCTCGGTGACGAATCGATAACCGCACCCCCGGCAATCCCGGCCGCGCACGACGCTGCCGTCTTCATTCGCCCTTTTTCTCGTCCAGTTCACGAAGCTCATCGTGCTTTGGCACCGCGGACACCTTAGACCCCGGCTTGCGTCCACGTCGGCCTGCGTCACTGTCTTGCGCTCGCGCATCGCTCACCTCCACGCTGGTGCGAAACAGATCCATATCGAGATCGAATTCGACGGCGGTCACGGTCCACCGCGCGCCGTTCCGCCGGAACACCATGCCGGGCACGGGAACGATCGGCAGCCACCACTTGTACGAGAGGTTGGCGGCCTCGAACCAAACCTGGTAGATCGCGCTCATGTTTTCCTCAGCGTCGCCCGCGAAATGATTTTGGGGGTTCGTCGCGATTGCAAGGCGTGCTGCTCGTGCGCGGGCAGTTTGCAGCCTGCCATCGACAACGCCGCAAGACAACCGACGAGGTTGTCGAAAAGGTGGTTGTCGGGATGATCGGGCCGCTGCGACCATTCGATCACCGTCGTCTCGTTGGCCGTGACCTTGACCGGCACTTCCGCGTTGCAATGCTCCGCGATCATGCGGTGACGCTCGGCCCGATCCTTGTAGAGCGAGATAGCACCTGGGCCCGTCGTCGCGGCGAAACCCTGATGCACCTGATTTTTCCAGTAGTTGACGTTTACCTGGCCGTATCTCACCGACAACATGTCGGGCTTGGGTTTGACGATCCATTCGTGGCCGCGCGTCTCGCCCGTTTTCTTGGTCCGCAGGGCCAGCGGCGTATCCTTTGCGCGAACGCTGATGCCCTGCACGGGCAGCACAATGGCGGAAAAAGGGCTTTCGCGGCAGGCTTTTATCACCGTTTCCGGCAACCATCCGCAATCGACATGGATGCGTGAGATGTCGAGCTCGACGCCGTCCTCCCGGCGGTAGATGCCGGTCGCCAGCTGCGCGATCGCCGCCTGGATGCCTCGATAAAGAGCGACTTCGACCGCTTCCCCCGGGAACTCCTGCTGAAGCGTCCGCAGGTCCTCGTTGAGGGAGAAATAGTTGCGACGCTGATCGGGAACGGTGCCGTACAGACCGACCGCGCACTCGAATTCGGTCGACGCACCCATGACCGCGTAGTACAAAATCTTCTGCTGCACGTCGATGTGCGCGGCGACCTTCTCGCAAAACATCGGGAACGTGCCGCGTTCGCAGTGATGTTGCTTCACCATGATGGCATTGGTGGGGCACATCAGTGCTTCGGCGTCGGCGTCCGCGATCGGCTCGTTCTGGGCTTCGGCCCACCAACTCACCTCGTCGCGGATTTTCAGGTTCATGCCATGCTGAATGGCCGAATGCTCGTCGTCGAGGAACCGTTCGGGCCACGACGATGCCGCTCCGCGATCCATCTCGGCCTGGTTCGCCAGATAGAAGTCATTCGCCTCGGTGATAGGTCGATTCAACCGCAGACACTCGCGCCGGATCTCTGCGTAATCACCCCACAGGTCGAGACGCTCGGGCAGCGTAATCAACATCCGGTGCCGCTCCGCGCGCCACTCGGGATTCAGGTCCCGGTCGAGGATCTGATCCGCCAAATCACCTCGATAGATGACCGTGCAGGGCACGACGACGCTCATGCGCTGTTGCCCGCCCGAGAGGTAGGCGATGTCGCCCGTAAGGATCTGGAACCGATACTGCGACTGCGTGACGCTTTTCGCGCTCTCGCGCGTCTGCGGATCGTCGGCCAACACGAAATCCGGCCGGATCATCTCCAGATTGGGCGTTTTCTCGCTCAGTCCGCGAATATTGCCCGTCAGGCCCGCGACGCTGATCCGATGACCGAACGTCGCCGTCGGCGACGCAAGGCCCCGGGAGATGAAATTACGCTCGACAAACCGCGACCACTCGTGCTCGGGCAGCGTTGGCAAAACGACCTGGTGCGTGCCCCAATAACTGCTGGTGTTGGTGCCGCAACACAACTGGCCCTCGCAGCGGCGCGAACTGCCCTCCAAGGATTGGATCGGAAACAGGATTTCGGGAAAGTCCTCAAGCAAGAGGGGATTGAGTTGCAGTTCGCTCTTGATGTTTTTCATCGAGCGAACCGCTTTGTCTTCGGTCCCGCCGACGAACATCGGCCAGCGTTTGTGGCCGTGCAGCAACGCCCATTCGACGGCTCCCTCGCAGATAGCGGTTTTGCCACCGCCACGCGGCACGGCGACCGCAAACCAACCGCCATCGAAAATCGCCGCCTCAATGCGCTCGAACATGGCGTAGTGGTACTGGGCCCACGAGCGGTTGTACGTCTCGGCGTGATACGTCTCCAGGTGGATGCGGAGGCTGGAGGCCGCAGCCGATCGCCGATGCGGGTCAGCGACATCGGGGATTGGGCCGATGTCGCGACCCTGCTCGGTTAGGGCCCGTTGCCGGGCCCGCTCCGAATCCTTTTTCTTGGCGTACCGCTCCTGCGCGGTCATGGGGGCGGGACGCACCGCCGGAGGGGCGGCGGGAGCCGCCTCGTCAGAGGCCAGCAGGACAGCATCGAGGATCGCTAGCTGGTCGTCAGGCTCGAAGGTCGCGAGCAATTCGGAGAATATCTGGGAGTTGGCCTGGTGCAGGTGCCGAAGATCCGCTAACGTCCTCGGGGATATCGTGACGGGCACTCGTGGCTACCTCTAATTTCGCCAGGGAGACTAATGCTCCGACGACCGAGGCGTACCCCCGAGCGTCCCCCGCCGAGGCCAGCAGGCGAGCAAGCGAAATCCCATCCCGCGCCAAACCGTGTTCGTCGCTAAGAAGTTGTTCGCTAAGTGTCATGCCCCCCATTTTGGGGTCTTGGTGGTCATCTGTCCAGCGGTCAAATCTGGCAGGTGGTAAAGGGAAATCAAGAAAACCACCATTACCGCCTCTTCCGCGGCCCCGCCCCCCGGGAGGGGGGCGAGGGAGGGACCCCCCTACCGGGGGGGGGCCATACCCCCCGAAAGGGGGGTATACCCCTCTGCGGAGGGGGTGCCATACCCCTCTTCAGAGGGGTTATGAGGTGGACATCGGTACACTAGTGAACATGTGTTCACTATCGCCAGGCCCGAGCCGTCGCCCGTGGCCCGATGGCCGTCGCCTGTCCAGCCCGAGCCGTCGCCCGTCGCCAGGCCCGTGGCCCGATGGCCGTCGCCAGGCCCGTGGCCCGATGGCCGTCGCCTGTCCAGGCCCGAGCCGTCGCCCGTCGCCAGGCCCGAGCCGTCGCCAGGCCCGAGCCGTCGCCTGTCCAGCCCGAGCCGTCGCCTGTCCAGCCCGAGCCGTGGCCCGAGCCGTGGCCCGAGCCGTCGCCCGTCGCCAGGCCCGTGGCCCGATGGCCGTCGCCTGTCCAGGCCCGAGCCGTCGCCCGATGGCCGTCGCCTGTCCAGCCCGAGCCGTCGCCTGTCCAGCCCGAGCCGTCGCCCGTCGCCAGGCCCGTGGCCCGATGGCCGTCGCCTGTCCAGGCCCGAGCCGTCGCCCGATGGCCGTCGCCTGTCCAGGCCCGAGCCGTGGCCCGATGGCCCGTCCAGCCCGAGCCGTCGCCTGTCCAGCCCGAGCCGTGGCCCGATGGCCGTCGCCTGTCCAGCCCGAGCCGTGGCCCGATGGCCGTCGCCTGTCCAGCCCGAGCCGTGGCCCGATG